AGTTATTGCCGTTTTTACTCCAGTAAGTGAAGTGCCGCCTTCTGCGTTGGCAAGTCCATTGGTAAATACGTACCAATGCTCTTTACGGTCAGCCGCCCATTGCATAGCAACCTCACATTCAATTCCATCTTCTTCTACTGATATATATAATGGAGTTTTATGAATTGGTTTTTTAATTGAATCTTTTAAGAAATCAAGTATTCCATTTTGAGAATAATATTCAACTTTTTCTTTAGTAACGTGATTTATCAATTTAAATTTGACGCCTTTTGTTAAGTACGCCCAATTTCTACACATTTCTTTTAAGTCTTCAAAATCAATATGTATTATTTCAAGATTATACACGTCTTGTGAAGGTCTAAAGGTTACTACTGTACCCGGCTTATGCTTAATGTCGTCAACAACTGTAAACGATTGTTTTATTCCTTCTTTTAAAACTAATGTTGCTTTTTTACCATCGCGGTATGAAATCGCCTTAAAATAAGAAGAAGAAAGTGCTACTCCCTTACTTCCGATTCCATTCATTCCCGCAACATTTTGATAAACCTTTTCGTCAAACTTACCACCACTATGAGGCATTGTATAAATAGCTTCCATAGCTTCAGTTCCATCTTTTCTTAAACCGAAAGGTACACCTCTAGCATAGTCTGCGACAGTAATTTCATTATCTTTTTTTAACTCTACAACAATAAGGTCACCATATCCCATAGTGGCCTCATCTATTGAGTTTGTTATTAACTCTCTAACGCATTGAAGAACTCCTTGATTATCAGCGCTGCCCATATACATGGCTACGCGTTCTCGTATTGCGTCACGAAAATTTAAAGATTTTATATCATCGGCAGTATAACTCATTAAATTAAATCCTCTTTTTCAATTTCTATTCCATCAGAACAGTTAACCTCAATACCAATTTGACTTATTGTGCCGGCTTCGTCTCCATCAACAATCATTGCGTTCCAAGCATTAATAACTGCATTTTCTGGCATTGTATAGGTAACTTTTTGTCCTCGATAGTTACTTATTATTATTGTAATTTTTTCTTCCATTGTCAATTTTCCTTATTTTTAATAAAAGTTCATCATCTGAAGAATAGTATAGCGGTAATTGCATTGTCAATTTATAATTCATATATTCATAATTTTTATATTTATCATTAGATGGTGTATAAAACGAATATAATTCATCGGCTGTAATTTGAATATATCCATATCTTGTTTTAGGTATTTCACACAATAGTGTTTCTCCATTAGAAAGAGTGCATTTAATTTCTACTTTTTCTATGGTTGAAATTGTATCAATTACTTTGTCTTCTTTTATATACATTTTTGTTTTCCTTTTTAACTATTCTTGCCATTATACAAGGAGGGTCATCTTCATAAGGCGAAATAACCTTATGAGTTTTCCAATACTCCTTCATATATATATCTATTTCTTTAAAATGGTGCGTCTTCATCTACCACATCCCCGCTTTGAATTGAGGTTCTTACATTAATTGGCGCCACATCACGTGGATTAACGTTAGGCGGTACATATTTATGCGCCGGCCTCCAACGCCAAGCATCGTTTGACCAAGTTAAAAAATAAGTCTGATGCCATGGGTCAAAATAATTAACAGCAAGAATTGTTTCGATTTCTCCAGTATCTATTCGTTTAGCTTTAAACACGTTCTATTACCTCAAAGTCATCTAAATAAGGAATTAATGCACAACCACCCCAATCTCCATGAATTTGGTTGTTGTCATCTATATTGATAACTATTCCTTCTTTGCCCGCATATTGTGGTTCACCATCCATATGTATAATTCTTATTTTATCTCCAATTTTTACGTCCATTTTTAACTCCTTTTATTATACACAAAATTTTTATCGTCTTTCAAATTTTTTCTGGCATTTTTCGCACAGAGGCTCAAGCCAACCATAATAATTAATAATTTCAGCGGGACGCCCGCAATGAATGCATATATGTTCAGATATTTCTTCATATTTATGAATTATATTATAAATTTCTTCTGTTGCACCCCAGTCATACCATCTGAGTTGACCATATTTTTCTTTTATCTGTGAAATACGATATTTGTCAAGATAGTTAACTTTAATAAGCTCTTCCCTAATTTCCTCACACATTTGTTCACCAAAAATTTTACGCCATCCTTCTGGCATTGAGTCAAGTTCAGTAAATGAATAGGGCGCGGTATACCACCAACCCATTTTATTTTTTCTTTTATCCCAACAAATTTTACCTGTCCAACGATTGCGTGGAATTAGAAAAGGATAACGTTTACATAGTTTTTTATTTTTCATTTTAATTTGTTTTTTCTTTATACGCTTATTCATACATAAAACTCCTTTCTATTATTTCTATTATAAGTATATCAAAATTTTTGAATTTTTGCAAATTTGAAGAGGTTGTACGCTCTCGGCGGCCAGTCGTAATTTTATTCCATGAGCGTTATGATGCAAATTTACGCTCGGCCGCCAAATACGTACTACTTCGACAAAACTTTTATAACATTTGTAGAAGAATTTATAGGAGAATAAAAAAAACAGGCTTAATCGCCCGTTCTTTTTTTACTTATTCTCCAGGGGTCGCGTCCTCTTTAGGAGTTTCTGTCTCTTCCTCATTAACGTTCTCTTTAATCCACTCTACATCTTCCTTTGTAAGTAATTTTGCTGCAACTGCATAATCCCAACTAAACTCTTCTGCTTCTGAAAAGTCCTTATAAATTTGTGGATTTTCAATTCCCATAGCGACCAATATCTTACGGTCATCTTCATTCATATCAAGAAGAGTTTGAATTCTTGTATTTTCTTTTGATTTATCCATTTATCTACCTCCTATAAACTAGCCTATATATAAGTAGATAAAATATTATAATCGCTCCATTAATTCTATTCCCAATTAACTGTTTTAGCTTTCTTTTTCCTCTTCGGCGGTGTCTTTGCCCATATAAGAAAATCTCTCGCACGAGTTGCAGAAACATAGCACAGGCGCGCTTCTTCGTCATTATAAGCTCTTATATTATATGAAAGAATACATGGTGCTTCAAGACCTTTTGCCGAATGTACAGTTAATATTTTTACTGTATCCTCTTTCATTTTCTCTTCAATTTGAGAATTTGTTAAGTCCGCTTGACGAAAAGTATCTGAAGGTATATCTTTTTTACTTAAAAGACTTCTAAATAACTCTATATCTGCATTTGTTCTACAGAGTATAAACCAATCTTTCCAATCATTTTGTAATCTTTCTTTTTGAATAAGTAACGATTCTACTGCTTCAGAAGGACTATAATTTCCTTCGAGTACGTGCGGCCGTCCATCAGACTGTCTCATAGGTATTGATTCGTCGTCATAATCTGGACCAAGTCGATATAAAAACTTTTTTGCAAAACGAAGTATATCAGGTAGATTTCTAAAGTTATTCTTCATATCAAAGACAGTAACGTCATTTTGATACCACAGATTAATTAAATACTCTGGATACGAACCGTTGAAACCGTATATCGACTGCTTTATGTCGCCGACATACATAAAGTTTTTCGGATTGATGAGTTCAAAAAATTCAAACTGTTCTTTTGTTGAATCTTGCGCTTCGTCAAGTAACAAATAATCAACTTCTTTAATACAATCTGGATTCTTTTTAATTTCTTCAAATAGGTCGTCAAAACGTTCTTCTTCTATTATTTTTGATGTATCCAAAGCACTGGCACGAAGTAAATAGTTTGAATAAGAGTGTACTGTTCCAATAAATAGACCGTTTGGATTTCCCAATCTCTCATACATAACTGAGGCTGCGTTATTGGTAAAAGTAATAGCTACAATTTTCGATGGGTCTACTCCTTGTTCCAGTAAATAGCGAATTCGCTCTACGATTACTGCACTTTTACCGCTGGCCGCGCTACTAAGTACAAGCACCTTTGGTTTATCCGTTGTTATAATTTCTTTTTGAATTTCTGTAAATTGCATAAAAACCTCCTACCCTGTCGGGCCTTACTGTCGTAAGCTTTAATTTTATTTATTCTTATCACCACTAACGGTGTTAAGTCCATATGTTTTTGAATCGTAAAAATCAATATAATATGATTCTCGTTCTCTTAATTTGTCTCTTTCAACTTCTTCTAAAAGTTCAAACGTGAAATTCTCTGGTCCATCTTCGGCCATTGCCCTATGAAGCTGTGAAGAAGTTAGTGTACCAACGCCCAATGCTGATTTTACGTGGTCAGTCCATCTAGTACTCACATTAACCGCTTGACCTATATATATTTCACCTGTTTTAATTCGAGTAATTTTATAAACCCCAGGCGCCTCTATTGCAACTCGTTTACGTAATTCAGATAAAGGTTTCTGATAATATGCACTCCAAATAACTTTATTAATTGCTTCTGGGTGTTTAAGCCTCGGCGCGATACTACGTAAAATCTCTACATCATTCTTATCACTTTCATTTATCTGTATGCGATAAAAGTCTTGTTCTTCGTCGAGGGCGCGCTGTCGTAAAATTTCTTCATTAATGGCGGCGCGCTTTCTACGTTCTACTTCTAATTCTTCAAGTATTTTTGTTAATTCCTCACCGGCCTTATCAATTTCTTCTTTTGTAACTGCCATTTTATTATTGGCGTGTTCAATTTGGAAATTTCTATATTTATCAATTGACTGGTCGACCAGATTGCGTTTGCGTTGTTCGTATTCGGCGGCCGCCCCATCAATTTCCTTCATTTTACCTTCTTTATAAAGATTTAAATCTTGATTAACTTCATTATAGCGCTTTTCTTTTTCTTTTAATAAAACTTCTAACTGACGAAGCAATCCTTTTAATTCAGTTTCGCTAACCTTAAAATCTGACTCTAATTTTGTAGTTTCGTTTTTAACGGCTTCGCGCTTAAAACGTAAACGATTATCAAGTTCTTTTTCTTCTTTACTCCACTCCTCTTCGAAGTAGTGTTTTATTTCTTCTTTTTTTAATGTCTCAATATCATGTTTTTCTAATATGGTTTTAGTTAATACTTTTTCTTGTTTTTTAAGTCGTAAAATTAATACAATAATAACAATACTTAAAAGAAGAGGGATTAATAAATAATAATAATTCATATTAATTCCTCATATATATATTTTTTTTGTTTTTCTCTTTCTATTATATTATATCAATTTTAGCGACAATGTGTCAAATTTTTATACTGTTGCCAATCAAGGTCATTTTTCCAGCGATTAGTCGCACGAAAACGATTGTCGAATAGCTCGGCCGCTGAAGACATATTCTCAAGCTCCCAATATGGGATTACATAAATCGGTAAATTATTCGCAAGACAATAGCTGATTTTACGTCTGTCTCTTTCTTTTGCGCCTTCGAAGTCGGCGCGCGAGCGATAAAACTTTGGAATAAACTCATAATGTTGTTGTCCTTGTATTTCTAAAACACAAGATATTGGGCGGCCGCAGTAGACGTAAAAATCAAAACGATATAACCCATGTTTTAAATCGCTAAATCTTTTTTCTCTTTCAAATTTATATTTATCTTTCTGTAAAAGACTTATAACTTTCTCTTCATAATTGCTCATATTTAGCCCTCCTTATAAAAGTAGAGTTTCAGTAGCCAAACTTCACTTTATATAGAAGGATATTCCCGTAAGGGATTTACTGAGGAGGCAAACAATGACTTTACAACAAATTAATGAAATGGCTCAAATGGGAGCGATTGGTATCCTCATTATCCTTGCGGGGATGATTAAAATACCACATATTGAACTTAATCTTTGGAATTGGCTTGGAAGTCTTTTTGGAAAGGCTATCAACGGAGAAATTATAAAAGAAGTTGAGAAAATTAATAAGAAATTAGATGACCACGTTAGAACTGAGGAAGAAGAACGTATCAGAAATGTAAGACAGCGTATTCTTCGTTTTAATGATGAGATTTTATCGGGCAAGCGTCACTCACAAGAACATTTCAATGAAATTTTGGAAGATATAAATGTATATGAGAAGTATTGTTCGGAACATCCAAGCTATAAAAATAATAGGGCAGTTTTGGCAATTAGCACAATTAAAGAAGTATATCAAGACTGCGTGAAGGAACATGATTTTTTGACTTACAAGAAAGAGTCAAAATGGGATTAAAGGAGGAATTATGGCGGTAAAAACTTATTATGGAACTTGTATAACCGCTAAAGGCGAATCTAATAAAATTGTTGTAGTAAAAGATCCAGATATAACAACTGGTGGTTTTACTTTTAATATTGGTGATTTATTAGTAGTATATTTCAAAAATACAAACACTGCAACTGCTCCATATCTTACAATTACTAATGGAGATACAGAACAAGAAGTTAGTATACAAAATGATACGGGTAAAGCAATTAAAACAAGAAGTTTAGAAGTTGATGCCGTAAGCGCTTGGGAGAGTGGTGAAACGGTTATTTTTGCGTACACCGCCAATTTAGCAGGTAACGATAATAACTATTATTGGGAAATAGTTAATGGCGCGCCTTCTACTGAAGGCGTATACGGAGTTACTAAATTATACGGTAATAAAAATACTAATATTTCTGATTTTCTAAATAAAAGCTTAAGTGATTCAGATTTTGATAAAGCATTAACTCCCGGATTATTAAAAAAATTATATAATATTTTATCTGGAAGGATAACTGAAACCCCAACTACTACGGGGGCTTCTTCGTTAGGATTAAAATGGACACCTAAAATAACTACAAGTAATATGGTGACTTTAGGTACTTTATCTTTAGACTCTAATTCTAACTTTGGCGTTGAAATTAAATATCCTTTAACCTCTATAATTGAAGGAGGGGCGCCGAAAAAGACTAGTCAATTAGCTAATGATGGACCAGACCCTTCTAATTCAGGAAACCTAACCGAAGATGGTAAATTTTATTTAACGCAATATATTCCTAGCTCTAAATGGATATATTCTACTTATAATAGTAATAAACACTATGGCGTTTTACAGCCAGACAATGGGTCTGGAAATACTACTTTGCGCTCTCGAAATATATTATATTTAACAGGTACTTCTGGTATTACAATTACTCCGCAAAGTGGTGCTACGGGAACTCTTACAGTAAATGGTAATCTTTCAATGCCTCAAAAAAAGTTAACCTGTGGCGCGATAACAAGTGCGGGTATTACGGCAAGTGGAGCAATTGACGCAGGGGCGAATCAAATAATGACCACTGGTAATCTTAAGGGTAAAAAAATTTATGAAAATGGAACTTTATTAAAAGAGAAATACAGTGGTATTCTTCAAACCGTGTCTTTTACTCAAAAAATTAAGGTTAAAAAAGGCGGTAGTAGTGGACATCAATATATCACTCTAACTAAAAAAGGATGGACACCTATAGGAATAGTAGGTTGTAATTTAAATTATGGCAAAGCTGGTTATGAGGGAGATGCCACTTGGTGTCATTTATGGGAGTATAGCATACGATATAATAAATCAAAATATGAATTAGAATATGCAGTTCGTAATCATGCGAATAGAGAAGTTACAATTAACGCAGTATTTTACGTACTTTATGTAAAAAATACATAGGAGCAAAAGGGAGATGAAAGGAGATTTTTTAGGTTTTAGTTTCGATGGAATACATAGTTCTTCTTTGGGAATAACAAGAGTCTCCGATGGAGATAGATATGAAGAAGCGCTTTTCCCAGAAATTAAAGATAGAAGTAATGAAATAGTTGGCAATGATGGGGAAATTTTTTATGGTAGTACTTATGGGCCGTATTCTTTTTCTATTTCAATTGCTTTTGATTCAATGACAGAGACACAATTTAGGCGTATGCGTCGTTTATTTGGGACTAGAAAAACTTGTGAATTAATTTTTGATGAACGTCCGTATAAAGTTTATATGGCTAAAATAAGTTCTCCGATTGAATTAGAATATGTATGTTTTGATGAGCCTCTTAAAACCATTGGAGAAGCGCGCGATGGAGTAAGGGTTGCTGAAAGAAATGGAGAAGAAATAATTCGTGAACAAGTCACTCCTATTGTTATTGATCAAACTAGAAAACAGCGGATATACAAAGGCGAAGGAACAATAGAATTTATTTGTTATTATCCTTTTGCTAGGCAGCTATTTAAAAAATTAGATTTATATACAAATAGTAATTTAATTACTACGTATAATAATGTAGATGAATGGGCTGAGTCAAGTGGAATTTTAAGCGCGGCTGATTTTAATAAATATAATATAGATAAAACTTTAGCACTTAGTAATAATAACCAAGGATATAATTTAGAAATACCAGTTTATAATCCTGGTGATTTAAATGTTGGTTTTTATTTATATATTCCATTTCCAACTAATGGAGTAATAGTGCCTGCAAATGGAGCTAGAATTAAAATTAGGGGCGATGAAAATGGTTTATTACTTAAGCCTATTGTACGTAAAACCCCTTTAGATAACGGAATTATAATTAATTCTGTTAATAGGCTGATTGAAGGGGTTAGTTATGACCCATTGGTTGAGCGCAATGATTATCGTACAAAATCTTGGACTCGTTCTAAAGCATTGTATAATGAATGTATTGTTGCGGGAGATTTCCCACAAATTTTAAAATCAGATTGGTATTTTGATAATGAACAATTTAAACAAGCTATATACTTAAATTGTTTGATGGAGAGTGGACAAGAAAGGAAAATACAAATTAACTATGATTATTTGTACTTTTAGGAGGAAAAAGGAGTAATGAATGAGGCAATTAAAAAGCCCTATGAAATTTCTTTATGGGCAGATTTGCTACAAACTTCACCTGAGGGTAAAACCTATTATGAGGAAAGTAAAATAGCTATAATCGGTTCAAACAATATGACCTCACCGAATCGTGCTTTTGAACCGATTTTAACTGAAAATATAAATGGAGAGCTCGAATTAAGTTTTTCCATGAAATATAGATATTGGGATGAGGTTACAAACGAGGAAATAGAGAATCCTTTTATTTCTTATCTCATTAACGAGCGCAAAATTAAACTATATTATCAAGATAAATGGTATGATTTTGTTATAAAAGAATGTGAAGAAGGCTCCGAAGAGTATACGTTTCAGTATACGGCGCGGGGCTTATTTGCGTTAGAATTAGGTAAAGTTGGCTATAACTTAACTTTTGATAGTGAATTAAATAATAATCAAGGCACCATTACAGAACTTGCACAAAAGATATTGGAATCTACTGATTGGCAAGTTGACGTCGCTAATTCAGATATTTTAAAACAACGTATTAGAGAGCCTTTATATAAATGTACTGTTAGTTCTGTTGCATCTGGTTTCCGTGTTTTAAATTTAGATACTAATAAATCAGTTGGATTAGAAAAGAATGAAGTTATTTATGTTTTTTATAATTATATCGCTAATAAGAACGGAAAATTTATTCAGTTTATTAGAGAAAAAGACAGAGATTCTTTTCAATTTGACGATAACGATGTAATTACATCCACCAACTATAGAATTACAAACGATGCAACAGTTGATGATAATACAATTACTATTGGAAATACAACTATTACAATAGGAGAGACTTATAATCAAAATCAAGCTTATCGTTTAGTTTATCAACAACTTACTACATATGACCCTATCACAGAAAAAGTAGTAAAACGTTATAAATTAAATTATGATAATGACTTTGAAGAAATTTACAGTTATACCGATTCTAATTATATAACTTCTGATGTTGTTATGTCTTATGTTACTAACGGCGCGGATTTTGAAATTTTAAGCGACATAGAGCCAGAAGGGTGGAGCGCGGTCACTCCTACGAGCAATAAGAAAGATGGCTTAAGCGTATTACAACCATTGGCTGTAACAACATATCCATTGATGCAGTCAGACACTGGCTTATCTCCTATTTCTAATTTTGCGGATATACGTAGTTATTTAGAATTAAAATTTGCTGGAGTTTATAATTCAACAACTCATGTAAATACTTATTTTAATAGTGGTTTTGAAGATAACCTTGAACATATCGATCACATTACCGCAGGTGAAAAGTTTGCCTTAAGATTGCGATATGGTTATGCCAATTCTCAACATGGTACAATACAGCCATATAATACACTTACGGCAGGCCGCGGAGTGCGTGCGATAGTGGCGAGGTATACGACTAAAAAAGAAACTTTTTATGATAATAACGGCGAAAAGCAAGATATGTATGGGTATAATATTGACCCAACAGGTATTTTGCTTGATTTTAATGGGGCTTTTCAGGCAAGTAACAATTATATTACTGGAGGCACCTTTAATGCTGATAAAACATTATATATGATTGATGGAGTTGTAGAGACCCCTTCAACTCAGTATTGTTATAAAACTAAGGGTGATAACACAGAATATATTTGGGACTCGGCGCAAGATAAATATATAGCTAAAGATAGCAGTTTTTTAAATTATTATATAACAACGGCTACTGCAAAATATTCAATTTCTAATACTAATTTATTAGAAGGTAATGCTAAATTAGGTATTTTCTTATACACCCCAGATAGTAATTTAGTTGGTGATAATAAGTATATATATATTGAAGACGTCCAAATCATGCGTTATTACGTCGATGGCGCGGGCGCGGCAGTCACACCGGGGAATGCTCCAACCGCGACGAGTAATGATATAGAATTATATTATTTTAAAACAGAAAATAAGCAAAAAGAAGAAATTAATTTATATGGTTCTTTGGATGATTTAGTTGCCGATATGGGGTTAACTTCTTCAGCAGTTAAGCCAATTTACAATGAAAATTGTGAAAAATATTTATCTATTAAAGAGTCGCAATCTAATTGCTTTAATATACTACAAACGTTATGTGAAACTTTTGAATGTTGGTTAAAATTAGAAGTGGCTCATAATGAAGACGGTTCGTTATTGTTAGATAAAGATTATAAACCAATTAAAACTGTAGTTTTCAAAGAATATATAGGTAAAGAAAATTTCGCTGGTTTTAAATATGGCATAAATCTTAATGGAATTCAGCGTACGATTGATAGCAATGAATTTGTTACTAAATTAATTGTAGATATAGTACAGAATGAATATACTGATAGTGGGGTTGTAAGTATTCAAAATGCAGACTCTAATCCTAGTAAAGAATCTTATATTCTTGATTTTTCATATTATTTGAATCGTAATTTAATTGTTAATAAAGATGAATGTAATAAAGATATAAATCAATTTAATAAACAATTACGAGATATAAATGTTATAATACAAGAAAAAGAAAAGGAAAAAGCTGAATTAGATTTAAGTTTAACTAAGTTAAAAGCAAAATTAGACACTTTAGATGCTTTAATAGCAGAAGCGCAACGTGAACATAATAGTGCATTAACCAGTTTTAGCCAATTAACAAATATGTCTTATGAAACCTTTGTTTCTAAATATAATTCTGAAGACCACGGAGGAGTTGAAGATTATTTAGATAATGAAACGGTAACGGATTTAGTTGGACAAATTTATGAAACGGCTTCGGTAATAAATAATTATTCTGGTGTTTTAACGAATCTTAATAAAGAATACAACACGCAATATTTAAAAAGATATGGCGCGCGTGAATTTGGAATTAGTATTACAACTACTCCTGGTTCAATTAGTGCTGGGGATAGTATTACAAAAATATTAGTTGATGACTATATAAAAGGTTTAAGTTTTACTGTTTATAACGATCAAAAACAATTACAGACTTTTACCACTGGGCCAAATGATAAATTCTTTGAAGCTAAAGCGGGACAAAATATGCCTTTCCAATATATAAAATTTGAAAGTCTACCTGCTAATTATGAGATTCAATATTATGTAAACGGAATACCTTTTAAAAAGACTGATGCTACAAAAGACTTCTTTATTATTTATGGGCCGAACTCTCAAGGAATTATAACGCAGAGATATAGACTAGTACCTACAAATAGTTTTAAACAAGCCTATCCTAGTATAGATGAAGATATTGAAAAAGCTAAAAATCAAAAGGCTGATTTAGAAAAGAATTTTTATGAAAAATATAGTCGTTTTATACAAGAGGGAACTTGGAATTCTACTGACTATATTGACTCAGAATTATATTATTTAGATGCTTTACAGGTTAGTAGAACTTCAGCGCAACCTAAGGTTAGTTATACTATTGACGTAAGCGAAGTCAGTGGAATAGAGGAGTTAGAAAACTATTATTTTGAAGTTGGTGACCAAACTTATATAGAAGATTCTAACTTTTTTGGTAATATTAAAACCGAAGTAGACGGAGAAATTTTTACTACACCAATTAAAGAACAAGTAATTGTTTCAATAGTTGAATGGCATTTAGACGATTTAGAAAATAATAAATTAACAATTCAAAATTATAAAACTCAATTTGAAGATTTATTTCAACGAGTTAGCGCGACCGTTCAAACATTACAGTTTAACGAAGCGACATATCCAAAGACTTCTGCTATTTTAGGTACGAATGGACTTATAGATAGAGATTTATTACTTAAATCATGGAATGATAGTGGTATAACTGGCTATAATTTGATGAGTGATGGCTCTATTGTTACTGATTCAAATGGCATATTAATTCAAGATTTGACAAATTCTACAAATCGTGTTAGAATAGATAGTAGAGGGTTAAAAACTTCTTCTGATGGTGGCCAGACATGGAATACAATAATTGATGGTACTGGGATTAAAGCCGATGCTTTGACCGCAGGAAAAATTGATACGCAAAAAATTTGGCTGATGGACGGGGATAACCCAAGTTTCCGTTGGGATAAATTTGGCTTAAATGCTTATGGTTTCAATCAAAACAAAAATACAAAAGAGCCTTATGATTTAAAGACTTATGTAAGGTTTGATAAATATGGATTATATGGTGTTCAAAATGGTAGTAATTTCGTTGCTTCTTCTTTAGAAGATATTAAGAAAACTGCCAAGTTCGGATTAACATGGGATGGATTCTTTATAAAAAATTCTTATACAGATGGCTATGTATCAATTAGTTCAGATGATGACTTTCAAATTGTTACTACTGATACCGAGCAAGAATTTACTATTCGTCCAATGGAAGTTGCTAATTATGAAACCGTAGCATTTATTTTAGATGTTGGTCAATTAACTGAAAATGTTGTATTAGATATTCCATATGATAATATTATTATTATGGGAATCAGTTATTTGAATGAACAAGATGAACAAGTTAAAATTTTAAACTTCACAGTTCAAAATGGCTTTATTTATAGTCCTGATTTTGAAAATGGGGTTACTTATACTGTAGATTATGTCGTACCATTAAATTCTATTGATTTGGGTGGAAAGGGTATTTTAAAAATTAATTCAGTACAAGTTAATTATCATCCACTAAATCAAAATGAATATGTTTTTAATAATAAAACTGGTATTTTATATTTTAAAAAAGAGCGTTTCCCTGGTGAAGTTGTGACTGTTAATTATCAGTTAGAGCGCATAAAAATTGGAGCGACTAATTTTCTTAATGGAATTCCTTCAAAGTACGGCATTGAGGTAAGAAACCGGCTAGGCGAAACAGTTTTTGAAACTAATGATGAGGGTAATTTAAGTATTACTGGTAATATTAATGCTACTAATGGAGTATTTAGAGGAACTGTTTATGCACAGGATGGAGAATTTACGGGTCATATAAGAGCTACCTCTGGTGATTTCCCAGGTTCGATTACGGTCGGGCGCGAAGAGGAAAACCATATTATTATTAGCGGAGAAAACGGGGAACCTTATATTGCTTCAAAAAGTTATTTAGACAATGAAGATGACGGCTGGATAATCAATGGAGAAGGTGACGCTGTCTTTAATAACGTAGATGTACGAGGCACCATTAGAACCTCCGTATTTGTAAAAGGAGAAATTCAAACTGTAGGCGGGGCTTTTCTTTTTAGGCCTAGTGATGCGATTGAGCGAGCAGCGATACAATTAGTTGAAACTGAGGAAGGAGAAAGAGCAGATTTAGTTTTGACAATGAAACAAGAATATAGTTTTAGAGTAGGCGATTTATGTAAGCTGGGAGAAATTAAAAACTTAGAAGGCGGATTGCAAACTATATTTGAAGTTACTGAAGTTTCAAGAGATGGCAAGACTATTGTATTAGCTGGCGCAGGAGATATATTTAGGGATAGAAGCTAATGAATGAGAAATTTTTAATTACCTATGAAGAAAATGGGACATATAGATTTTTTTCTGAAGTTAATAGAAATTATCTTTTAGAATTATCAACTTTTGGTAAGAAGAATTTAGAAGTTGTAACTGAAGATGCTAGGGTTTTTATTAATGAAGATAGTTTGAATAGAGTGAGTTTAGCGTATTTAAATATAGATACGCTAAACTCGGTTATGTTGCAACGAAGTCCTGACAACCCGGTGGTATATACTGATTATACTTTTGATACAGAAACTAAAGTAATGACATTTAATAATCCTTTAGAATTTGATGATGTTTTATATATTAATTATGTGACATCGGATAATTTTTATGTGTATTATTTGGCTACTACTGATTTACAAACAGTTGTTTTAGATATTGAAACCCAAGGACGCAATGTTATTGAACTGGAAAATATTAATGCCGTGGCCTGTGATGAAAAATCGTTTGTTATAGCGAATGATACGATGGTGCCAAGTAATTTTACTATTGAAAATGGACACGTAAAAGTTAGTTTAACGGATTCTGTACCAGAAACAATAAGAATTCAATTGGGTTATTACGAAAGTTTTCCTCTAGTTGAAGGGCAAGATTATACTCTTATAATTAATGGAGAAGAGATTGAATTAACTTGTGGCGTTGGGAATAATGTATATTTTTTAGGTGATTATGACTATTTTATGAGCGCTGGGCAAATAACTCCACAGCCAGATGCTATTGTTGTAGAGCAGATTCCAACGCAAATTGATGCTTTAATAGAGTATTCAGAAGAAATAAATCAATATAGGGTTGTTTTTGATGGGGTGGAATATATAATATGTTCTCGGTCCTTAGAAGAAACAGGAAGCACAGTGGTATCAGTTGCTTATATAGGAAATATTTATCTTTATAATCAAGGCGAAAACACAGGGGAGCCTTTCTGTATAGTTACAAAGATTTTAAGTTCTGCAGATGATGAATTGGCTTATGAAACTTGGTTATATGTAGAACAAACCGGCGAGTATAGTTTATTAATTGAATCATATGATTTGATTCCGTTGCCAGACTTAGCAGGCGCCGCGCTTGTAAGCTTTGGACGGAAAGAAGAAGAAAATGGAGTTACTAAGTTAGTAGATAATTATGGCATTGGAATTAATAGTAGTGATGTTAATTTAACTTTACCTTCAAGAGCAATTAGCTTATTTGAAGCGGGGTTGAACACTCCTACGTTAGAAGATAAATCTAAGATTAGATTTAATTATCGAGGTATCCTTGGTACTCTGCCATCAGCGGGGCGGGTCGGAATGTCGCGCGATGGTTTATATCATAAATATATGGTTGGTACGCAAGGAGTTTTTACTGACAATATGTATATTGGTGATGAGAATAGATTTCTCGCTTTTTATACAGATACTGATGATAATAATAAAAAGAAATTACGACTTAAAGCAAGCGAAGTGATTTTTGAAGGCGCGGATGGAGAGGACGTTAATACGAAAGATTCAATGGTTGAGGTTGTAATTACATCGTCAAACGGAACAGTTTTTAAAAATCATCAAGGAACTACAATTTTGACTTGCACTGTATATCAAGGGGAAAATAATTTAAGTGAATCTCAAAGTGTGGCTATTGATTATGCGTGGTATAAGAATAATCAATTACTTGGCCAAACTACGAGAAGTATTACAGTTAATGCTAGTGACGTTGATTCTAAGGCAGTATTTACGTGTAAAGTTATAATAAGAAAACCTTAGAAATATATGTAGTCGGCGCGGGCGCATAGACGGGCTCGCGCTGAAAACGTACAACTTCTAAATATAACAGATAGATTAATCTATAGGAGGAAAGGAGTAAATGGCTTATGAAGGCAGTATTACAATTACTGATTTAATGGATGGGGCGCCAGGTACCCCTGGTGCAGACGGTTCATCAGTTACCCAAGCCACAATTTTATATTATTTAGATACTGTAGCAGTGGCTCCAGAAAGTCCACAGCCTCGAACTGCTCCATGGAGTATAGATGGAGATGTGCAAAATCAATGGACTAAAAAAATTCCAACATATGTATCTGGTGCTACTTATTACGTATGTCTTGAATCAGAAATTACTAATAATGTAGGAGTACCTACATATGTATATGGCGACGCAGTTGAAGATAATGGTCTTACTGATGCTGCGACCAATTCATCAGAGGCAGTGGCAATTTCCCGTGCGACACGACAGCATTTTTGGTTTGTATCAGAAAAAACAGGTACAATTGACGCGGGAGCTTATATTACAGACACTCCGGTTGATACTTTTAAACAAGGGAAAACGGGAGGATATCTGTATGCATCATCGACTGGATTGACATTAGGAAAAGATAATAATACTCTTATGGCATTAAGTGGGGCAGAGCTTGCTTTTTATAGGCCAGGTACGTCGACAATTGATGCGAAATTAAATTCGAAAGGGCTTACAATTACTAATGGTTCAATTACTTTAGGTGGTGCGGCAAGCGATAAGAGTAGTATTGCGAATGGGAGTATTGCGCTTACCAATTCGACTTTTACTAGAGCGATAAATGGGACGAATAGGACGCTTCAAATGGCCATTGGCGGTAAGTTTGGAGTCGGCGCGGATGGAACACTATATGCAGCGGGTGCGGATATAAGTGGGAAAATTACTGTTGGCGCAGGAAGCAACGTATATACAACCGATGATGTAA